ATCACGTATCAGAGAGGCAAACAACGCAGGTGATGAAATCTTAGTTGGTACTCTGACAACACGTTTGAATAGATTGCAGAGACGTTTAGGTGTACGTGAAGCAGAGAAAGATGTAGTCGAAGCTGTCGTGGGTATACCAGATGCCTTGAAAGGTTTCTGGAACAGAATGGTAACTGCGGGAATTAATCCTGATTTAGCGGCAGAACGGTTAAGAGGTCTTAACGCCAAGCAAGCTGCCCAAGCGGCAGCAGAAGCAGAGCGTGAAGCTAAACTAGCGGAAGCGCAAAGACCACCTGTTGATCTTTCAGAGATCGATGACGGCACAGCTACTGACTTTACAGCAGTACCTAAAGCTGAAGCCGCAGAGGAGGTAGCGGAAACGGTTGTTGAGGAAGAAACAACACCTCAGAAGTTTCCAACTCTTGATCAATTTGTTGAGCTTCAAGGTGACAGAGATAAACGCGAAACAATTCAGGAGCAGGCTGACGAAGTCTTACCTGACATTAAAAAAGAAATTGAAGACGCCGACACAGAAGAAAAGTTTGACAGCGTCTTCGATAAGTATGTTAAGAAGTTCTCTGAAATCTTAGGCGAGGATCCTGAAAAAGCGCAAAAAGATCAAGGGTTTGCTATGGCAATCTTTGGTGCAACGCTTGCTTCAACCGGAGACTTTGGACAGGCTACAGCAAATATGCTTGAGACACTTCGTGGTGATGCCGCGACCCGTCAGGAGCGCAAAGACAAGATCAAGATGCTGGCGTTGCAGGCTGGTCTTGATGAAGAGTCAGAGCGTCGTAAATTGGCAAGGTTAGACGCCCAACGGGTGACTGATTACGAGGATGCCATCAAACTTTACGAAGCAAAATTGAAAATTAAAGACCTTTATGATGACCCAAGTGGTTTTTTAGATACAGCCGAGGGCCGCGCAGCACTACAGATATACCTTAGTGCAATGGGTGATGAAAACTTGAACGAAGAAGATAGGCTTAGTTCTGCTATTGCACGGGGTGGGCCTCTTGTTCAACGACTACTTCAAGAGTTCCCAGGTCTTGGCGGAGATGGTCTACCGAAACAAGGTGGGGGTAACGGCGCAGATTGGTTTAATCAACCAGTGACATCAAACTCAGGTTCAGACTAGGACATTACACATGGTTACGCTCAATGAACTTCGTGATCGCGCCATTGAGGCTTATGAAGCAGGTGATGTCGAACGCGCTGAACGTCTGAAAAAAGAATACAGAGACAAGACGGACTTTGAAGACCTGAAGACTCAGGCTATCTCTGCATTTGAAGCAGGCGACTTGGAGCTTGCAGAGGATCTCAAGCGTCAAGCTAAAGAGCGTCTTCAACCCTATGAAGAGTCAAAGTTCACAGACATAGGACGCGGGATCAAAGCTGCGCCTGTCACATTGGCACAGGGTCTTTCGGAGTTTGCATCCGCAGGACTCGATGCGTCTCTTGGCACAAACTACTCACGCCCTGTTACCGAAGCCTTTGAAGCGTTCAAGAAAGAGTACGAACTCAATCCTACCACCGCTGGTGGTCAAGTTACTGAAGAGTTAGTTGGGTTTGGCCTTGGGTTTATTCCAATCGTCGGGTGGCTTGGTCGTGCAAACAAAGTAGCCAAGGGTTCGAAGATCGTAGCTGCACCAGCCAAGAGTAGGTTCTTCCGCTCCGCTGAGAAGTTCGGTAATTCGAAGGTTGGTAAGTCAATGCTCAAGAGCCGTGCAGGTTTGATAGGAACCACGGCCCTCGCAACTGGGGGCTTCGAAGCTATCTTCAGTCCAGACGGCAGAGCTACAATCTCTGATTCGTTCGACATCCTTCCTGATCCATTTGACGCGGCCCTTGAAACTGAGCGGACAGAAGACCTGTCTGGTTCTGATCTAGCCTACTCCCGTCTACGCAACAGCCTACGCAGGGGTGTTGAGGGTGGCTTGGCAAGTCTGACGTTTGATGTTGGTCTGCCTGTCGTGGGTGCAGCAGCAAGGTCCGTTGGTACATTGCCTGGTGTTTCCCCCGTAGCTTCTTCCTTGGCCCGTGCATCTTCGGCTGCATTCAATGCGGGTGGGGAATTGGTAAGTCGCATTCCTGGTGCGAAGACAGCGAAAGAGAAGCTCGACATCTGGTTTAAACCAGGGGGATTGTCTGATGCTGCGGTTCTAGAAGAGGTTCTCGATGTTAAGGCAGTCGGAGATACAGCGCAGCGGGAAGCGTTGAAGCTGTACAAGGATTTTGAACAAGCCACTGGTCAGTTCATGTCGGCGGTTAAGATCCCGAAGAAGCGGAAGAAAACCCGTGAGCAGATCAAGCAGAAGCTATACAAGTTCCTGACTACAGGGGATGATGCGGCCCTCGATGGTTTGAATGACCAAGCTAAGAACGCTGCCAACCGGATGCTCAAACTCGATCTTGAGTACCAAGACAAAATCCTAGTTGAGTTGGAAGAGCGGTTGGCTCGTGGGGAAGGCAACCCTGCGATGCTCAAGACCGCAATTCAAGACATCCAGTCTCATAAAAACTCTTTGGGTGGGTACATCCGTCGTCGCTACGACATGTATGACGATGCGGAGAACTACTATAGTTCACTGGTCATCGGTAGCCCTGAGTACAACGCTGCCCTCAAAGAGATGAAGTCGTTTGTGCGGTTTCAGAAGCCAGGGAAAGAAGAGTACGCAGAACTCTTTGGAGGCCGTGACCTTCCTGACTTCGTGGATGAAGCTGCCTTGGATGAGTTTGCGGAGCGCAAGCTACTGCGGTACTTGGACCTTGATATCTCTGATGGAAAGCTGACGCCTACGCAATCGTTGCGTGAAAAACAAAGAGCGTTATCTAAGAAGGGTGACAATGTCGTTATGCCTGGTCGGGCTGTCAGTCTGACCGACAACATGTTTATTAGTCGCGTGGAAGAACTCACCCAGCTTCCTGCAACTCGGGAACTGATGGGCGAAGTCATCGATCCTGCGAAGGCATACCTCAATACAATCTCTGATATGTCGTCCACATTGGCAGGGTTGAACTTCTATCGGAATGCAAAGAACACGCTTGGTGTAAACATCGACACTGCTCTTAACGACCTCAATGCAGGGAAGCGTCCGTTAATTGTCCGCAGTGCGTATGATCGCCCTGAAGCTGTTTCTGGTGAACAGATTTTGAGAGACGAAGACTACCTACGGAACCTTGGCTATGAAGAGTTAGAGTCTGTACCTGACAACATCTTCTTCGGTCCCTACGCTGACCTGACTGGTACGTTTGTGACACCAGAAGTTAAGCAGGCTTTGACAACTCCGGCACGTATGGGTCTGGACGAGCTAGGCCAAGCTGTTGCTGTGGGTGCGCTGCTTAAAGGCCAAGCGCAACGTATGACCATCGTTCCGAACTTGCTGTCACAGATTCGAAACATCACAGGTAACGGCATCGCCCTTGCTCAAAACGGGAACCTTGCCCGTGACTCTGACTTTGTTGACACCTTCCGTTTGATTGCAGCAAACGTAGATAACCTCGATGACGAAGGCTTCCGCAAACTAAGTCGTGAGCTTGGTGCCTTGGGAGTTATGGATACTAGCCTTGTGACCAGTGCGCTGCGCGACTTCCGCGAGATGGCAAAGGACTTCAAATTTGCAGGCGGTCTTCAAAAGTTTGCAGACGATGCGTCATACAAGCTGATCCCGTTCATGCAGCAACTTGAGAACCTGTATTCAAACTCAGACTCTTACTTCAAGTTGATGGCGGTGTTCGCAGAGCAAGGCAAGATGGCAAACGCCCTGGCAAAAGCTGGCATCGATGTAAACAACGTAACAGATCCTGGTAAGTGGGCCGCAGTTTCTCGATCTCTTGTTGACCAGGGGATTGCAAAACGTAACGGTTCCCTGTCCCTCGATGCGTCACCTTCGAACTTCTTGCTCACCATGGCAGGGGACGCGGTCAAAGATACAATGCCCGTGTACAGTCGTGTGGGTAAAGCAATCCGCCGCCTCGATGCGCTGCCTGTCTTTGGTAACTTTACATCGTTTGCATCAGAGAACATCCGTAATGCTGCCAACACATTGTCCCGTGGTGTACGGGAACTGTCGTTCAAAGCAGATGACAATCTGATCAGGGCACTCGGGGCCGATGAGGCACGAGCCTTGGAACGTCAGATCCGTGGCATCGGATCGCAGCGTTTGATGTCATACCTAACTCTGTCCACCGTAATGCCAGCCGCCGTTACGAAAGCCTCGATGCTTGCAACTGGGACCACGGAACAGGAACTTGAAGCTGCCAAGACTTTGGCTGCGGACTTCTACGGGGGCCACGCTCTGGGCGTAATCAGTAACGATGGTCGTGGTAAGTTGGAACTGTTTGACCAGAGTTACGTGTTCCCCCATGCGTTTGTAACTGACCCAGTGCGCAAGGCATTGGAGACATACAACGAGAAGGGTGAGCTTGGTAAAGACGAAGCGGAACAAATCCTAACCAGTGGTTGGTCCTTGATCCAAGGCTACGCCGAACCATTCCTCTCTGAATCCCTGTTCTTCGAGCGGGTGCGGGACGTTCTTCCACAGGCTTGGATTGGTCGTGATGGTGAAACTCAAACAGGTGCGAAGGTATACTCTCCTTCTGACAGCTACGGCGACAAGTTTGCCAAGAGCCTGACGCACATCATGGGCACATATATCCCAGGCTACGGTCGGATGTTTGTCGAAGAACGGTCGGGTCAGTTTCAGCCTGGGCGGTTGCTTCGTGGCCTTACAGGTGAACCAGGGACACGCGGTCAAACCTACACTGCGAACGAGGAACTGGCTCGTACCCTCACAGGTTTCACGCCCATCGTTATCAACACACGGACAGACTTCCGCTTCAAAGGCGGGGAGTATCTGCCTCTGCGTTCCGCTGCCAAGAGCGGGGCCAACCGTGAGATCAAACGTGCGGACGCTACAGTGCCGGAAATGGTTGATGCCTGGAACACCTACCTAGACAACCTTTACCGTGAACAGAGCAGGCTCTTCTTCAATGTGGAGGCCGCTCGTAGGTTGGGGGCCAGTGACAGAGAGATTCGTAGCGAGTTGAAAGCTGCGGGTATGGGTGGCGCAGAGGTTTCGGCTATCCTACGTGGTGAGTTCTGGCCTGGTCTTGCATCAAAGGAACTAATCAAGGACACGAAGAAGGACATGAGATCGGAAGACAGACGCCGCGCTGTTACAGATATCCCATGGGGAACCTTCAACCGCCTGTCCAATGAACGTCGGAACATGAAGCTACAGCCTATTGTTGCGAAGCAAGAGCGGGATGCCAGACTGGCAGAGCGTAAAGCGGATAGAGATGCAGCAGCAGATACAGCGGGTCAGTTGTCAGTGGAGCAACCACAGATTAGTCCGGCTCCAATTGCCGCGCCTCAAGCTAATGTTCCGCAGGTTACAGCACCTGCACCACAGGCTCCGGCTCAACAGCAACAGAATATTATGTCTCGTATCCCGTTCCTTGGATCAAACCCAGTGGACGCGCTGCGGAACCTAGAGATTCTGCAACGCCTTGGTGGTGGTCAGTAGTCAGCCTCGATTGTCAGCTTGATTCCGTTTCCCCCGAACAGCTTTATAAGTTCGTCCGCAAAGGCTTCGGTCTCGTTGATTACATCGTCGTCGTTTGTCAGGGTCGCGAGGTTAAGTGCGACACCGATGAACTCCATCAGAGATTCGACCTGCATAGGATGCATCTGTCTTAGACCTAAAGATTTGAACTCTTTTTCAAACATTATTCAATGTCTCCCCAATCATTCTGGATATCTACGTCAATCTTCGAGGGAACTTTGAGAGGCACTCCTGTCTCCATGATCTCCTTGATTTTGTCGGCCTGCTCTTGGCTCTCTATGTTAAAGCATAACTCATCATGGACCGTGAGCATAGGAGTAAGTCCCTCATTATAGCAGTCAAGCATCGCTTTTTTTGTTTGGTCTGCCGCCGAACCTTGAATCAATCTGTTTAACGCTTTGTAAGTAAACGCTCTTTTGATCAGGGGTCCGTATTCCTTTTGTGCTTCGTCATGTGGCAGGGGTTTGCCCATACCAAACTGCTTTGGTTCCCACAGTGGGAAGCGACACTTGCGGCCTAGCAATGTACGAATCTGCCCCTGCTTCGAGGCACGTTGGCTTGCCATCTCCGCAAGCGATTTAACAAATGGAACCTTGGCTTCGTGCTTGTCCATCAAAGCCCGTGCGTCATCCTTTGATATGTCCAACTGGTTGGATAGTTTGCCAACACCCATACCATACATGATACCAAGGTTCACGGTCTTAGCTTCCTTGCGACTGATCCCTGCTAGGTCAGCGACCATCTGGTGCAGGTCAACATCGCCAGTGTTAAACTCATTAACAATGTCATCGACCATGTCGTGTCTGTTTACGCCCCCGACTGATGCGGCGAAGTGAACAAGGAGTCTTGGCTCTTGGCTTGAGTAGTCGAACGATCCCCACTTGTACCCATCATCTGGAACAAAGAGGCCACGGATCAGTTTTTTTATTTCCTTATCTCTAGCTGGGATTTGCTGGAGATTAGGATTGGAGCTAGAAAACCGACCCGTGACAGTGCCACCTTCATCTCTGCGAGTAGAGTGGAGTTCTGTATGGATACGTCCATTGTGCGCGTGTCGGAGGATGCTGTCAATAAAAGTCGAGTCCGCCTTGTCAAACTCTCTTAGCTTGACAAGTGCCTGACAGACCTTCGCGGGGTGATTCGCAAGGAAGTCTTTTGTGAAACTTGGCGCACCTTTTTCTGTCTTTGGGTACGGCATCTGTAGGTTATCGAACATCTTCTGAATAGATGCCGATGCCCAGATGTCTACCTCTTGCCCTGCTTCCCTGTGGATAAAGTCACGCAGCACACTTGTCTTCTCACGGATCAGCTTCTTGTTCTGCTCCGCTTTGTCCAGGTCAACCTTCACGCCGTTGGTCCGCATGTCCAAGAGGCACGGGATCAGCCCTGTTTCCAAGTGCCATATGTCCCACAGCTTTTCTTTTTCCAAGATCGGCTTCAGCGCATCCCACAGTTTGAGCGTAGCCACGGCATCTTGCTCCGCGTATGCGCCCACATACTTGGGTGGCAGCTTCCACATCTCCGCCTTGGGATCGATGCCCCACTCTTTTGCAGCAGCCTGTAGAAGCTTCTCATCTTTCCGCTGAGAGATGTAATCCCTCGCCATGGAGTCCAACCCAAAGGACCATCGGTTCTCGTCTACAAGTGCCCCTGTAATCATTGTGTCGATGATCTTGCCTTTGATCTCGATGCCCTCGGCACGTAGCCACCCCGCATCGTAGGTTGCGTTGTGCATAATTACGTTCATGTCCGGCACAGAGAGTTGCTTCTTGAGCCATCGCAACGTGAACTTCGGGTCAAGGTTGTGACCGTTCGCGTGACGGATGGGGAAGTACCCTTGGTACTCTCCCGCTGCCACAGCTATGCCTATGATGTGTCCGTCTTTCCGTGCCCATCCTGGACCAAGGGTCTTGATGTTTGGGTCGTAGGTTTCGAGATCGACTGCGACTTCTTTATAGCCCGTCAAATCTGGGAACTCTGGGGGAATGTTCCAATCTGTTTCTATCAGATCAAGTTCATTTTTGATTTGATAGTTTAGATCGCTCCCGAATAGATTCTTTTGCATCTTGAATAACCTCCTCAATGCTACGGCTATCTAGTGCGACGAACTCTGCGCCTAGTGCCGTGTATCCTGCCTTATCAATCCATGAATCTTCATGGTTAATTGTCTCAATTAGTCTGCTTGTTTTTACCCAATCCATCATCAGTGCAACGTGGGCCGGAGTAATGTACCCTGTGTCCCTGATTGCACCTCTGATGATTATGTTCCAGCCCTCGCAGATACGGGCGTGGTTCTCGTAGGCATCGCCATAGTCTCTCGCGCGATCCCCATTTATTAGTTCGGCTGCTTTGTCCAAGCATTCTTTTCTGTTCATAACGGATACCTGTATTTGTTGCCACTCAGTAAGATGTATAAGTTGTGCCGCGCTCTTGTGACGCCAACGTAGAACGCTCGATGCTCATCGTCAGGGTGGTCACTGTTTACACACGCCGCCGTAGACTTATCCAACACAACGCAGTTGTCATCCTCGCCGCCCTTCATGGCATGAAACGTAGACAGCTTGATCCGTGGTGCAGACATGAGATCCTCACCCCTGCGGTAGATCGCTTCGATGTAGTCGCGCTCTTTGGCACTGACCTTCAAGATATCATACGCCCCGTGACTTGCATCTCGGAGCAGTCCGAACTCATCGAGCAGCGTGTCCATATCCACTGCGTCATCCGCAGCCAGAGCATCCAGAAGTTTAGCTGATCCCCGTTTAACAACGGCATCCTCGCCCTGCTTTGGCACAGCAGCGTACAGCTTCTTGATCCGCTCGACACCTACCTTCTCACCTTTGCACAGGTCATCCCATGTTGTGAGGTTCTCGACCAGAGTTTCCGATATGCTCGATCTACCTTTGATCGAATACTTAAACCCCGCGTTCTTCATGAACTCACCAACCTCTCGGACGAAGTAGTTGGTACGCGCCATGATGGTCCACGAACCTTCGTTCAGTGGGATTTGATCCATGTAGTATACATACTCCACTGTCCCCTGCTCTTCGCGTGGGCTGAACGTCTTATCAAGGCGTTTGTATATACGACTGGATATACCTTGTGCCAGTTCATGCACCCTTCGAGGGATGCGGTATGACTGGGTTAGATACTCTACGTTATCGGAACTGTTGATAAACAGATCAACATCTACGCCTGTCCAACGGTGGACCGCTTGGTCGTCATCCCCTGCGATGATGATGTTGTCCGCATAGTCAGACATTCCCTTGACCATTTCCCATTGAAGTGGTGTAAAGTCTTGGGCTTCATCGACGAACAGATAGTCCAGGTGCGGATACTCTCCCAGTTCCACGTACCGTTCGATCATATCGATGAAGTCCACCTTCCCCGTGGTCCTCTTATATTCCTGCATCGTCTCCCGAAACTGTTCGGCCTTGGCATAGAACAGGTTGAAGTTGTTTGTTGCGCTGAACTCATCTTCCAAAGAGATCATCCGATACCGAGCGCGGCTATCCATCTGAACGTAGTCTTGCCCAGTGCCGCCCATGTTTGGAGTGCGCAGCCCATCATCGAGGTCCATTGCATCTTCTTTCTCGAACGTCAGGCCGATGGGTTCACCAATAACTTTGTAGTCCGCCAGTTTCATAACGTCCTCTGGCTGTAGACCGAGGCCGTGGAAACCAAGGGAGTGACTGGTCCGCATGTACGGAAAGTCTTTGGACTCTAGGTTGAACTGAAGACAGGCACGGGAAATCATCTCCTCGATGGCCTTCCTCGTAAACGAGATCACGCCTATCCGTGACGGGTGTACGCCACTGGTCAGTGCTGTTTCGATCTCCTGTATCAGGCGGTAGGTCTTGCCGCAGCCTGGGGGTCCAAGGATTAGCTTACTATTCTGTATCATAGTCTTTCCCTCTTGGTCTGGTGTTTACCCAGTCTTCGATCTCAGACAGAACCCAACGGCTCGATGACCGTCTGTTGTCGTCTGGACCTAAGATGATGGGTTGTGGAAAACTGGTCGAGTTTTGCGCCAACTTGTAAACGTAGGACTTTGAACATCCCAACAGGTCGGCAACCTCTCCCACTCGCAATAGTCTGTTAGAAGGGGATGTCATTTTCAAACTCCTGTTTATCTAGCGTTATGTCTTCTTCATCAAAAGCAGGGATCCACCAACAGCGTATCGTACTGTACATCTCACCTTTGGGAGTACGCTTCTTGATTTGCTGTGTAGTATTGTCACCTCCCAAGTCCCTAATCATCTGAATGATTTGCGCTCGGGTGTGCCCCGTAAACCTGCGTTGATGTAAGAACTCTATCAAACCGTGCAATGTGAACTTAGTTATACCACCATCAGTCCACGGTTTGCCCATCTCCATTTCTTCTGGGGCCAAGGCTCGTATGTGGCTGGTGCAGTAGGTACGCATGTGCTGCTTAAACTCCCCTGCCACTGTCAGTTCTTCTGGTACATCAAGGTACGTCGCACCTTGCATCAGAGCGTTGATCGTTTGCTGCCACTTCTGTGGTTTCATGGTCGGCGGCATAAAGTTTTTCTGCTCCATGCAAGCCCGTTGCCAAAGCGTTTGGTTCTGCAACTGCTCCGTGCTGAGTTGCAGTCGCTGTCCATTTACATCCATGAAGTACAGACGCGGCTCTGATAGCATGATGCTCAACCCACCAACCTGTGGGGCATCAGGCGCATCGCTTCCAATGCCATGCTCTTGTTGCGCACAGACCACCGGATCACAGTAACTCTTGAACGGTTCCTCCTTACAGGTGTACCCGTAGTCTTTCTTCTCGTGCTGCCGGATTGTGTTACTGACTTCGCTAGAGTTCAGAGGCGGGTTGAATAGAGTCCGGTTGTATTCTTCCGCTTGTTGCTGCCAATGATCTGGGTTACTCAGCTTCGCGTATTTGCACACATGGAAGAGCAACTTGTTTCTCGGCTCTGACTGTGGTCCGTTCGCAAAGATATGTTTCAAGCACGGTGGTCCTTTGGGAAACAACTCGCGCGGCTTGGATAGCTTCATCGCCTCAAGGTCGGCAAGCGATACGCGCTTCTCGTCTATCGCATCTAGGAACTCGTCCAGTTCCATCGCCTCTACTTTATCATTAAAGCAGTACCGTTGCGGTAACTCTGCATTGTAGTACGGCATGTTGATAAAGTTCCCTACGTCCCCACGATCCGCGATGATCGTGTCTTGCTTCGGGAATATCTCGCAACCGCTATGCCCCAGTGCTATCGACATCTCTGTCAGGTAGTCGCGCACCGCTGCCGCTTGTTCGAACTCTTTCAAGAATAGGTACAGGTGCGCACCGCCAGACTTCGAACGGCAATGTAATAACGGAAGTTGTAACTGTTGTATCTTATTTTGCAGGGTCTTGTGATCGAGGTCATAAACATCGATGTCCAGTGCGCCCCACTTGCACATACTCTCTTCGTTGATCGGGATAGCACCCACGCCATGGACGCCATCGATGTGGCCCTGAACCAGTTCCTCGGTCAGTGGCTCACGCACAATCTTACTTTTTCCTTCTGCTTTACCGTTACGATTGGTTCGACCGACAGTGGTTGTACCATGCGCAGCTTTCGCTCCGACATACGCGGCAAGCAGTCTTTTAGCTTGTGACATAACTGCTCCGTGTGAAAAGAGGAGGGAAAGTTTTTACCCGAAACTTTCCCCCCAAGCTGCTTAGAAGGGGATTTCGTCGTCCTCTTCCTGTGAGGAACCAGAGGAGACTTGTGAAGAGGTGGTGGATTCCCTCTCCTCTGGAGCAGCAGCTTTCACTTCACCGTCACTGACGGAAACACTAAGAGCCTTGGCCTGTTGATACAGAGCCGTGTCTGTAATACGGCCTTCGATATCAACAGAGTAGTTTGCATATGACTGGTCGTTTCTGTTCGTCTCTTCAACAGAAGTCACGCGCCAGATGTTACCATACAGTGGCATCTTTACAACCTGTCCTGTCTTCGGGTGCTTCATCATCTGAAGACTAATCTTCGACTTCCAACGGCGGCTGACCTTCAACGCTGTGATCTTCATGTCGAGGACCGCAGGGTTCCATGTGCCATTTTCTGATTCATACAGCACATAGTAGTTGTCAGCTTTGACCATCTCGTTGCCGTTCGGCAGCAACTCTTTGTTGCCATCGCGTACAACTTTACCAAGGACCGGATCAGTGGGTGCGATCTCTCCCACGAAACCCCCACCGTTATCCATAGGAACCCACTCAGTGTACTTGGTCACGGTGGCACAGATCACTACACGCAATCCTTCGCTACCATCCCAGAACTCATTCGTGAGGTTGTTGAAGATATCCCCTGCACCAAGACCCTTGATGTATTCAGGTTTGTTCTTGTTTACTTGTGGCGACATCTGTTGTGCCAACCGCAAGAACGGCATGATCATTTCATCTGCGGCAAACGACGAACCGTCCCCCGCATCTGCGAACATATCTTCCAAAAGATCTGTGCTTAACTCTGCATTTTTTTTCTTTGCAACTGCTGTAGACATTTTACTTTCTCCGAATTTCTGCTGTGTTTGCTACGAACGCCCCGAACATATCGAGGTCGATTGGTTTACCCTCTGTAATGCGTTCCTTTACAAACGCCTTCAATGTAGATGGGTGAACGTGGGTCTTGGTCTTTGGATCAAAACCACGGTCTTGCAGCAAACCAACTACGTCCCCTGCAACATTGTCCTCGCCTTTGCCAAACGAAATGGTGACATCGTTCTTGATGATGCTGTCGAGATTGTTCTCGCGCAGCCACGCAAACGCTTCGTCCTTCCGTCCGACAGGTATAGATGCATGTACCTGCACCTTTGTTTGTACAGTCAAGCCATCAACATCCAAGCGGTCCACTCCCATCTCATCCATGAGCATGGGGATTTGTTCCGTTGCTAGTCTGTGCTTGTCCTGCTTGAGCAGCTTGAGATGGTTCTCTGCTTGCTCGATCTCCTGTTCCACGCCGCGCAAAGCTCGGACCAAGGAACTAAGTGACTTGCCAGTTTCAGTATTAACATTGCCCAATGCACTGGCGTCATCAAACATGTCTTCAAAGATATCGTCGGTATCCATTACAAGTATTTCCTCTTCAGGGTTGATTTGTGTAGTAGCCTCGTGCTATCCACGTTATGGACAATAGTGGAGATATGTGATGGATGTCAACTACAAATTTAAACTACCACCCTTCGATCATCAGCGTGAGGCATTGAAGTATGGGTGGGACAGAGTAGAGTTCGGAATGTTTATGGAGATGGGGACAGGCAAGTCCAAGGTTCTCATAGATAATATCGGCATGTTGTACCAAGCAGGGCAGATAGATTTCTGCCTCGTGATCGCGCCAAAGGGTGTGTATCGTAACTGGGTTGCCAAAGAAATTCCTGAACATATGTCGGACGCTGTGCCGCATCGAGTGATTCGGTGGGTCGCGTCCCCAAACAAAAGTCAACAGGCTGAGATGCGTTCAGTCAAGAACAAGTTCGAGGGACTGACCATCTTTGTGATGAACGTCGAGGCGTTCTCTTCACCAAAAGGTAGGACGGCAGGGGAGTGGATGGGTCGTGCGCTTGGGGCCAACGGCCTGATTGCAATCGATGAAAGCACCACCATTAAGAACCATAAGGCCAAGCGCAGTAAAGCACTAATGAAGATAGCCGCAGCCTTCAAGTACAAAAGACTCTTGACAGGCTCTCCAGTAACAAAAAGTCCAATGGATATCTATTCGCAGTGTGAGTTTCTCCGCCCTGGTCTTCTCGGGTTTGACAGTTACTACGCATTCCAGGGGAGATACGCAGTAGTGCAGCGCAAAACCATGGGCGCACATGCTTTCCAACAGGTCGTTGGCTACAAGAACCTCGATGAACTAACCAAACGCATCGATGCCTTCAGCTATCGGGTCTTGAAACAAGATTGCCTCGATCTCCCAGAGAAAATCTACACCGTTCGATACGTTGGCATGACCAAGGAACAAGTGTCGATGTACAATCAAATCCGCAAACACGCCATGGTGCTGCTCGAAAGCGGGGAGATGTCCACCGCCCCTGCTGTCATCACGCAGATGCTCCGCTTGCAGCAGATACTATCAGGGCATCTCAAGACAGATGATGGTGACATGGTTTACTTCCCATCCAAACGCATGGATGCTCTCGAAGAAATCCTCGAAGAGCATGACGGCAAGTCAATCATCTGGTCACGTTTCCGCTACGACATCCAACAGATCGTGGCGCGGCTCAACCAGAAGTACGGGGAAGGGTACGCCGCATCATACTACGGTGATACATCGGACGAAGATCGCAACGATATCGTCCGCAACTTCCAGAACCCAAGCCACCCGCTTAAATGTTTTGTCGGTAACCCAGCCACCGCTGGCTACGGCCTGACTTTGACCGAAGCTAATCTCGTGATATACTATGCTAATGACTTTAACCTCGAAACTCGGATTCAATCCGAGGACCGCGCACATCGGATCGGGCAAAAGAACAACGTGACTTACGTCGATCTGATCACAGAGCGGACAATCGATGAGCAAATAGTCAAGGCACTTCGTGCCAAGATCGAAATAGGTGCAACAGTTCTAGGTGAACAGGCTAAACAATGGCTGACTTTGACCCCGACTACGAACAAATAACCAAGCTGATGGTGGAGCGCATAGGTGGTTATGCGTCCCCCAAAACCCAAGCCAAAGAATTGATGGAGATGACGGGCCTCGATGCCGACATAGCCGAGGCGTTCTTCAAAGGTCTTACGTCCCGAGGAGCAAACCGCCCGTCCGATGTTCGAGGATACAGAAAAAAAGCCCCGCAAAAGCGGGGCTAGTACGAGGCGTCAAAGGCCACAGGCGTGTGGGCCATCGAGCAGTCGGTGTATTCTATCAGGCAGCTTCCATTTCTGCAACAGCTTTGCGAATAAGAACAGATAGTTGTCGAGCCATGGACCTCTGTTCCGCTTCCGCCAACTTCCGCAGCAGGTCGTGGTCCTCTTTTACAAGTCCCACGTTCTGAAACTGCACCTTGTCTTTTTCTTTTAACTTCTTTCGAGCCATGCTTGTCTCCTATTTGTTAGGGACTTATACCCCATTTGTTATTTCTCGACAAGTGTATATGCAGTGACCTCTTTGAAGCCGTTCGATGCTGTTGTAACGACAGGTTCTAGTTCATGTACGCTCAGTCCTGTCTCGTATGACAGTTCTTCGAGCGTATAAGACCCGCCGTGTTCCGCTATAAGTTGACGTATCGCGTCAGCAATCCGCTTTTCTCTTGCGTCCTTGCGGTCTTCGCGTTCGACAGCGTGGATGTACCCTTCCACCGCATCGCTATCCATCGCTTCTTCAATCCGAATGCACCGCCACGGTATATGTTCGCGCTTGTCTTCGTAGTTCGGAATGCAATGCGCAAAGACCATCTGCCCTTCTTGCAGGTCCATGCGGTCCACAATCCTTTTGTTGAAGAACACCGCCTCGCCCTCGTCGTTCGCGCCAAACGCGCTGTCAGAATAGGTGCGGCTCTCGATGATAACAGACATCGCTGTCGTATTAAAACTTTGGTTCATAGGTTTCTCCTTGTTCATGTTTGTTCCTGTAATAGTTTAACTGCTGAACGAGTGCCTCGATCCTTGGATCTCGGTGGTTCTCCCACTCGATGTCGTCTACTTGTTTCTGTAGATCTTTAATTATGTCGCTTATCAGCTCTAATCTTTTCATTTAACGGTAGCCCATATCTATGTTTCGTTTGCATCACAGCTTGGTGTGATATCCCCAGAACGTCCGCCACATCGCGCAGCGTCATCCCTTTCTCCAACATGCGGTTGATAATCTTTGCCCTTTCGGTCAGTGCCTTGGGTCTTCCTCCTTTCTTTGCGTTTTCCTGTGCTTGTTTCGGATCGCGGTACATTGTGTTCGGACCTAGTTTGGGATTGTCTTCCCTGTCCTTTTTATTCTGTGCGACCCATGCTTCTCGATACAATTCCTCGTATGCCTCACGGTTCATATGTTTACACCTGCCTGTCTGAGATCGCTCACAAACTTCTTCAACTCTTCCCGCGCTCTCCATAGATCGTGTTGCACGTTCGGATGGAAGTTGGTGCGGTTTGCCTCGCGCTCGTACTTGTTTACTTCATTCTTTAAGAAACGATACTCCGCCTGTTGGGCAGGGTTCAACGCCTCGTCACCCATCGACAACCTCCCATACGCTCTCGGAACCCGCATCTGTGCCTGTGTCCCTGATCGCACCCATGTTGTGTAGGGCAGACAGGTTGGAACGCACGATACTCAGCTTCAAACCCATGCGATCCGATAGTTGACGCGCGGTCCCCTGACCTCGGCGCAACTCAACAAGTATCTGTTCTTTGCGCGTCAGCTTCTCATTGTCCGCCTTCTTTACTCTGATCTTATTCCATATCTTCTTGAACATCTTTTATCTCCTTCAATGTTACTGGTTCACTATAGATATCTAGTATAGCAATCCCTTCTTTTTCTGCACCTGTTAATGCACAGAACTCTTGACGCGCAGCCTTCGCCGCATCGGCTGCGTTGGCTGCTTCAACCAACACCAACCGCTGCACTACGCCCTCGCATATTACTTCGTAGGTTTTCATTTTTCTTCCCTTTGCTTCAAGAAATAACCTCTTGGGTGGTGGTTTTGATTTTTGCAGTGAGCAACGCGGTGTCCGTCTTGTAACGCATGTCGATGCGTCTTCTCACACTTTGGACAAAAGAAGATCAGTTGGTTGCCCTCTTTTCTGCATTCATAGGTTGGTATATTCTCATCCATCTGCACACTCCTGACATACCTCTGCATCTTGGCCCATGATCTTAGTCACAGGCTCACCACAATCACACAGACGCTCGATCTCACCATCACCGCTGCACGTTTCACATGTCTCTCGCGCTGTGTCCAAGTACCCAATGTCACGAGTGAAACTCTGAGGCCGAGCAATCTCATACTCAATCGTCCCTTCCCCAAAACAATCAGGACACGGCACCATGATCGGCGTCTCTTGCAACTCGATCAATAAATCTTTCATCTTACCCATCACACATCCTCCACTCTGACGTACACCGCCTCTCGAACCATCTTTAAGTTGTGACCATTGGGAAGGTTCGCCCACCACTTCGGTGTCGAAGTACCGCCATACATTTCATCGCCGTACTTCCAGTGCCGCTGCTTCCCCTTCTGTGTCATGTATTCATACGCAACAATGCTATCGGGCATCGGACCTTTGGACCTTGCCTTCAGTAGTTTAACGTCATCCTGCAACTGAAGTAGTCTACCCATCAGCAATAGATACTCGTCTTCTGTGAGTACAATTTTCTTACCCATCACACATCCTCCACACTAACAGGTTCATTCTCTCGATTACACTCAGGGCAGCGGTCATTGCATGCACAGTCATGCTCCATGGACCACGCCTCTCCGCACGGGCACTCGTATTCCATCTCAAACATCACGCCGCCTCCTCGTCAAATCTGCGCAACACTTCGTAAAAAAACCGCTCAGACAAATCCGACACAAACGTATTGTACTCCGCCTCCATCGCCTCGTACAAATTTACATCAGGATAGTCGGACTTGTTCTGTTCGACATACTCTGCGGCCCACGCATGAATGTGGTGGTAGATAAAGTTCTCCAACTGTTCTTGATACATCGGTAACTGCTTATGCATCTTCTTCATCCTCCTCGATCTCTGGCTCCCACATCTTCTCCTCGCCGTTGAGATAGGTGCCCTCGAAGTTCATACCCTCGTCCTGATAGTCCGCATCAACAGACAAACCCATACCAACCAACGCATCCCACACAGGGATAGGTGGTGACCACGCAGTCCAACAGTTGAAACTAAACGAGGCGTTCATGCTCTCAGGTGCAACGTCCTCTTCATCATCGTGGATCGTCAACGGCTGCGTGATCTGAACGTCAACGACATCCCACTTCGTACCCCAGTTATTCAATCGCCAGTCATACCAACCCGCAATCTCATATCCATTCTG